GGGATTAAATGTTCAAACTACCTGCGGGCCGTCAACTCCGACGTTCGCAGGCGTTGGGAGATCCATGCGCGCCTCCCTCTACGCATCCGCACCCGGCGGACAGGGTCCCTATCAGGCAGTGACCGCGTAGTGTGTTTGTAGCTCGGTGTTTGCTCGGTCTGGTGCGTACCATCTGTCACTCCTCAGGGGCGCTACTCCCTCAAGGAAACTCTGGTCCCCCCACCAAACGGGCTAGTAACCGAGGGTTTTTATTATAACCGCGGTTTACCTATCTACAACATGCAGCTACACCACTAGCTTTCATGGTGTGCAAACTCCGGCTAGGTCGTGACGTTACTCACTTAGCTAATCCGTAACCTTATCATACACGCGTACCACTAGCTTCAATGGCATGCTAACTCCGGGTAGGTGTGGCGTTACTCACTTAGCTAACCCGTAACCCGTCGCCACTTGAGCGGGCGACTGAGACTATAAAAGTCCAACAGTGCCGGCAATCGAAATGCCGGTCTTAACCGCTTCGAATATGTTGCCTGCTATATTGCCGACAGAATCCATGATTCTCGGAGTTTGTTCGGCCATTCGATTGACCTTTTCTAGCAGGGGTGTGTCAGCGTATGCTGGGGGCCCTGCCATATAGGCAAAGTTCTTCCCCGGGATAAACTCGTAGTGAACTACGACGCTGAACTCCACGGCATTGACGGAGCCTGGTGCCGACTGCACGATGGCGACGAGTCCAACATAGTTGGGCAAGTCAGCAGCATCATTAGCGGCGCTCAAAACGTCAACACCTGGCTCTGTATATACAAAAGCGGATGGATCAAGGATACTAGATGTGAACTTGAGATCCGTTCCCGCGGCTAAATCTGAGAGGGTTCGCTTCTCGACTCCTTTCCTCCCAATGAGATCTGATTCCGTATAGCCGTCTGTGGGATTGGCTGCCCAAGCCCTCATCTCTGAAATAGACATAGGACACAGGTAAACTCGCCCCGTCGCATTATTAGTATTCAGCTGCGTCGAGACCTTAACCCCCGCTCCAACAACTCTCAAGCCTGTACACTCGTCCCAACCACTAAACATCGCACCGGATTGCGGCAACGTTCCTTTACCACCAGTGAGCAGGTACTTAGACCCGCTTATGGTGCCGTACTGGTATGTGTTGCTAGGCCAAAAAGGCAAAACAATGCATCCAGCACCTGCTGCGGTGACGGTGATGTTAGTATCATAATTGAAACTAAGAGCAGCGCTATAATTATTGTCGAAGTCTGGTACTTTCGCACCTTTGGCCCGAGGATCCCAAGGATCCATTCTGGCCAGCGCGTAGGGATTGGAGGCCATTGCTGGCGGTATCTTCTCTTGTCTATCCCTCTTCGGACGCGCCGGGGTTGGTCTAGGGCGCTTACCTTTAGGCTTCTGCCTCGTTGATTTCCCATTAACCTTGACCATTTTCCTACTCGCTCTGTGGCGGCCTTCTATACACTATTCACTTCGTTATCTATAAATCCAATGTGGCTGTACGAATACGGGGCCGGCACCCGCATCCTCAGGCTCCGGAGCCATGGCTTTTGACTCCATAACGAAATTATGTTCCCTAAACGCCTTCTCGACCAGTAATTGCTCACCGGGAGAAATTCCAAATGCTTCTGTGAAGGAAACTCGGGCGTGGGGGTGAATAGGCATAGGCTTGTGTGCTTTGGGTAGATCCCAATACTGATGGCTCAGTTTATAGCGTAACTGCTTTAACTTCCGGCCTGAGGGCTTCACTCCATTGCGAAGACACCATAGTGCAAACTCTTGCATCACAGGGACACCAGCGTGCATCGCCAACTCACAGGACCCAATAGCCCAAAGCGTTTGTAACGCCTCGGGTATGGTGTTCATACTGTGATGACTCATGCATGCGCGTGAAATGGCCCTAGCTGGTTTTCTCACCATGACGTACTTACCAGGTACGACCTCCATAGGGTGGCCTTGGCAAAACTCGATGTCACTGAGCTCGTAGACTGCTGCCTCAACAGCCATTTTGAACCCAAGACTCTCGCAGTGAGCAACAAACCCGTCTAGCAAATGTTCGTCGCGCTTCTCAATAAAGATCAACGCGTCGTCCCCATCACACAGCATGTCCCACTTCAACCCTGGGAACTGTGCGAAATATGACCCGATCATTACCACGGTCATGAAGGAATTACCTCCTCCTGTATCTTGATCGCCAGAAGCGACACCACCATCTGCCGTGTATTTGATACCATTTCTGGTTTTTCCACGGTTTCTGGTCTGGTGCCACAAAAGTGACCTCAAGTAGGAGTTGTTCCCATAATGGGAGAGATAATACTTATGCTTGAACTGGGTGAAATACTTGTCCACTGACTGATCGAATCTGCTAGCATCCACACCCTTACAGGAGAATTGGTCGAATCGTGCCGCTTTCTTTGCGATTAATCGCCCCCTTTGCACGTTGTTCAACCCCTTCGCAATGATTCTGCCCTCCGGCATCCATGGCATGTACCGTTTCCAGTTTACGTGTAGTAAAAAGTGCTCTATGGGTTTAAAGAAACACCCAAACTCTACGTTAAACTCAGGAGATCTTGCCTGGATCATCCTTGGATCGGCACTACCCTTGACTTCGCCATCAACGGGTTCTACTTTTATGAACGCTCCTAATAATCCCATATAATCTTGAAACCCAAACTTCTCCAATTGCCCGACAGCCCGCTCGTAGATCTTCCGCTTCCCGGGAATGTCAACAGTCTCCAAAAAGGTTCGCCGCGTGAGCTTCACTAGTTGGTTACTCGTTCCCATTCTGCAGATGAAAGGAACCAGGGCGTCGAGCACAGCTTTACCTCCAATAGTCATTCGGAAGGGTGGGCAAAGCACACGATTGCACAGGGATACATGCTCATTGCATTCACATGGTCGGTGAAAATAAGGAACCGATAGGTCCAGCACCAAAGCGACCGTCTTTGGTTTTGGTACCCCCCATACAATGGGTCTGCTGCTACTGCAGCCTGCGCCGGGATCCGACCGGGTGAAGTGTCCGCGCGATTTTTCTTTTTTAAATCGGCTCCTCGCGCACACTGTCGGATACCCGGTTAGGCGATCCTACTGATCGGGCCGCGCAGGCTGTGATGACTGGCCGAATATACCGTACCAGGGGATCACACCTGCGCGTAGCAACCACAGACGCTGACTGAACGAAGTCGTGCGATCTGCGGCACGCTGCACGACCTCCGAAGCCACCACGTTCTGGGTGTCTTCTAAGTCGCGTACGCGTAAAGCTATAGCCGCCTCGATGATTTGTGACGAAATCCTATATATCATGTGTTCCGGCGGCCGGAGAACATGCGGAATGTGCTCGCGATAACGCGTGCAAAACTCGAGTGGGTTCCTGTAATGGAAATCTCGCAACTCGGCTTTCACTCTGACCCTCTCTTCCTCCAGAGGGTCGGGACGCTCATCTAACAAAGGCGCCTCCTCGTCCGGGGGCTCGCCGGCCCCCTGGACTATCCGTTCTGCCGGACGTCTCCGGTTCACGGGATCTCCGAGAACTGTCTCCTCAACGATTTCATCGATCACAGCATCGATATCGTCGTGTTCTCGGAACCACCTAGCCAAACGCCTATAGGCTATGGTGTAATACTCCCGGCCTAATGGAAAGTCTCCCATTTCGGCAAATAGCCGGAAAACGAAAGGGTGATCAATCGTTCTCGGCTGTCTATGTTGTGCGAGCCAATGGCCCGCAACTGCCCGCAATCGGCGCCGCTCTGCAGAGGCCTGGCTTTGCAACCTCTGCTCCCCTAGGAGCGCTAACTCCTCTTCTGGTATAGGTGTCGCTGTACAACACGCTACTACCGTGGCGGCAACGGCCGCGGAGGCTCCTGCTGCAACAATGCAAGAACCTATTCCAACCATTTATACTCCTAATTTACTAACACCCCAGACGGTGTTCGCGAGAGCTCGCCCGTCCGACCGCGACCCCGGAATCCTTGCGGTTGAGAGCGGGAAAAAGACTAAGTATTGGAAACTCGTCCATCTCCCACCTAGGGTATCGGCGCTGCGTTACTCTATTCTCTCAGAGGGTTTATCGTCACACCCACAACAGCTCATCCGATTACCGCCATCCCCCACATACCTCGGTTGAGTGGTCACAGCATGGTGGGGGGAACGGAGCGCGTTACACTTCCTACATCGGGCCCGAAGGCAGCCTAAGGCTCAGTGGAACGCATTCCTTTACGCCGAAGCGAAGGACAACAATAAGGGTTGCCCTCTTGCCGATTGGATGGTGGCGAACCTTGGGGCCGTAGCCTCAGCCTTACACTTGGTGGAGCTATGATTGGTGGCGATAAGCAGCGTTATCACCAATCGCTCAACACACCAGTTCTCCCAGGCAGAGAATCTGGTGACACTTCTGACTGCATCCAGAAATGTCCTACATTTGCCAGAGAAC